AAATCAGAAGACTTCGAATGATAAAAAAACTCCTCACCGCAACAGCCGTTATGCTCATAACGGCTGTTTGTGCATTGGCACAGATCTCGCCACAGGTGTATTACACCTTTGATCAGACCAACCCCCTGTCTCCTACCATAGGATCGACAAACCTTACCGGAACGACATACAGTATTACCTCCGGAGGTCAGGTAGGGAAGTACGTATCTCTTACCCGCGCTGTAAACCAGCAGTTGCGTGGACAGAGCGTTCCCGTTACCACCGGAATCACAGTAGAGTTTATGTTTAAAGCCGGTGATGGATGGGACGAAAACCGCGATCCTATTCTATTCTGGATCGGTAATATGAACGTCAGGTTCTTCTGGCCTAACATTCTGTTCTATACTGCGGCAAGCTCAGGTACGGACGACTGGCAGATCAACCTTCAGAAGGTAGGTCCGGCCACATGGTCGTACTACAAGGAAGGGTGGCACCACTTCGCCTTTGTTTATAATGCAAGCTCAGGTTTCAAGGCCATGTATATTGACGGGGTGTGTCCATCTGGGTTCAGTAAGACACTGCCTGGTGGTACCATCACCGTGCCTTCCGATCAGACTATTTACATCGGAAGCAACCAGACCTTTCAATCCGGTACCATAGCTTTTGATGAAATTGCTGTTTACAATCAGGCTATCAGCGCCAATGAGATATATGGAAACTATCTTGCTACGCAAAGCGGCCAGCACTATACCTTCACCTCGTCAACACCGCCTACGCCGCCTGCGGTCACGGCAGGTCTTGACATTAACGAGTTCCCATTAGGGTATGTGCTTGGCAGTTCCAACTCAAACTCGGTAAGCACTCCGGCGCTCACGCAGCTCAAGAACTTCCCGCGACCACGCTACCGGATTGGAACCACAGCGCCACCTAACTTCAACTGGATGGCGATTGATTACATGTCGGGGTATTATCAGCCGGGCGTCAATGCTCAAATGATGTGCGATACGGCCGGAGCCATGAGTATAGAGCTTAGTGAAAACTGGAACTACTACTTCCTTGTTAATCCAAATACTAACTCGATAAGTTATTCTGATACCAATACAATTGAGGGAAAACTCGTAAGGGTAAGCAACCGGAACCGGCAGTATAAAACATCGGCCATCTCGTTCTGGGTACAGCAAAACCCGAGTCGCTACGGATATCAGGCCAATGGAGAGTACATGACATGGCAAAACTGTCCGGCAAACAACTTTATAAGAAATTCATCAGGCCAGTTTGTAGGTTCCAACGGGACGGTGTCAACTACAAAATACAGGGCACCCTCTTCACCTATGGACAGCATTAAGCTCGATGCAAGTACATATCGAAGGAATCTCAGCGCACTGGCCGCTGTGATGACAGACACCCTTAATCTGATCAACGATAACGATGAGATACTGACACTGTTTGATTCTACCGTACTGCGTGCCGACCCCGCTATACTGGCCGCTATGGGTACGGCAGGATTCGGCAATATGAGGCAGTATGCAGCCTATGGGTACCAGAACATGTTTAAGGTACTCAAGGATAGTGTACGCACCAACATCAGTGCGTTCTCTGGTGTTGGATTCAGTATGTATTCGGTATGCGGATGGGACGGAAGCATCTCGCAGGTGCCGTATTGGAGATGGAATTACTCTCAGTACAAGAAGTGTAATGAAGATCCGTACTTTGGTAATACATCAACCTTCGATTTCTATCCTCGCTATCCTTACAACTGGCGAAAGAATCAAGGCCCGTGGCTCGGCCTTCAGCCGTGGATAGAATCAAGGAATGTAGAGCAGGCAAGCCTTACAAAATACACCACTCCGTTTGTGGGTGCCGGATGGAATGTAAATGAAGAACAAAATGTACGTCCTGCACAATGGCTTGGACTGTTAAAAGTGCTTGGTATGATGGGCGCAAGGTCATATTATGCAGGTTATTTTAACGAAGCCTCAAGTTATGTACCACCTAACCCTCCACCTGCCGATCCCAAAGGATATATCTGGCAGGCGGCAATGCCAAGTTATGCACAGGCTTCTTGCGATTGGGTGATGGATAACGCGTACACCGATACCCTGATGGCCGGGGATGTACCAAATAACTATCAGTTCCCGACGTGCAATGGCTATCGGTTTTATTCAGGAAGTGAGGAGATATGGACAGTGGTTCGGAAAAAGAATACAAGTAACCAGTATGCTATTGCCACGGCTTACATCCCCTCCACTTCTATGATTGGCGGCACCCCACTGAGCGATACAGCGGTGTTCACATTACAGAGTAAGTCCATTAGCCTTGAAACAAGACGTCAGGGGTCGGTATATTGCGTAGATCTTAATAAAGATACGGCGGTAGTTGTTCAGTACGATGACTGGCATGAGTACAAGCACCCTCAGAGGTGGAGTCAGGATATGTACGTACAGGCTGAACACTATGGAGCCTATGCAAGTGGACAGAAGGATGTGCGTACTATTCCATATCAAAGCTCTTCGTCATCGTCCTTGAATTTTGTAGGCACCACGACTTATCTTACCTGGCGCGACTCCACCACATACACTCGTGACACCTTGAGTTATCAGGTGAACATCCCTTCTTCGGGTACCTACAATCTATGGGTGCGTATGCGAAGCCTGAATGGAAGAACTGCCGGCTTCTCGGCACGCCTTGACAACGGCACAGCGTTTACGCAGAGTAATGTGATCGACACTTCGTTCCTATGGTATCGTATCTCCGGCACCCCCGACACAATCAGGTGGTCAGGTGTCACTGCCGGTCGCCATACTGTTAAGATATTCCCGACATCGGCACGAACCGAGATTGACCAGTTCTTGTTCACTTCGTCAACGACGGTGGTGTTACCGGAAGGAACCCCGGGGTCTTCGACTCCATGCGGAGTAGCCTTCACTCCAACCATCACCCCATCTGGTCCGATTACTCAATGCGGCGGTGTCGTAGTTCTTCAGGCAAGTGCAGGTAACGCCTACGTATGGAGTAATGGGCAGACCACACAGAGCATCGGCGTCGCCTTCTCTGGGTCGTACAGTGTTACCGTTACCGATGGAGCCGGATGTACCGGAACATCAGCAGTCGTGGTAGTGACCATCAATACTCCTGCAAGTGCAGGGGTAACGCCATCAAGCGGAGTGTACTGCGGTACCAACATCACCCTATCTTCATCTTCAGCTACTTCATATCTGTGGAGTACGGGCGCCACCACACAGACGATCAGCGTAGGGGCTGGAAGTTATACTGTCACGGTGACCAACGCATCAGGATGTACGGCAAGCGCATCCTCAACGATATCCAGCGGAACTGTGATATCGGCGACCATCAGCCCATCAGGTACAGTCACGCAGTGCGGTGGCACAGCGACCCTCACCAGTAGTCCTGCAAGCTCTTATCTATGGAGTAACGGGCTGACATCGCAGAGCATTACAGCCACAGCGGGGGTATATACTGTCACGGTGACTTCTTCGACAGGATGCACGGCGACCTCATCTGCAACAACGGTAGTGATCAATCCTCCGGTAAGTGCGGCTATCAGTCCTTCCTCGGCGATATACTGCGGATCAAACGTAACGCTTACGGCCAGTGCGGGGGCATCCTATCTATGGAGTAATGGCGCGGTAACGCAGAGTGTTTCAGTAGGTGCCGGCACCTACACCGTTACGGTTACAAGCGCAGCCGGATGCACGGGAACAGCAAGCCGGACGGTTTCAAGCGGTACGGCCGCAACGCCCACCATCAGTCCGAGTGGTACGGTGATTCAGTGCGGAGGTACTGTTACGCTGACTTCAAGTGCCGGAACCTCGTATCTGTGGAGCAACGGATCTACCGCGCAGAGCGTTGTTGTGGGTACCGGTGGCTATACGGTAAGAGTTACTAACTCCTCAGGATGCTCGGCGGTATCTGCCCCGACATACGTGACCATCAATGCCAACCCAACGGCAAGCATTACGCCATCGGGTACACTAATGTTATGCACAGGCACCACACAGACTCTTACGGCGGGCAACGCCACTTCTTATGCATGGAGTACAGGTGCTACCACGCAGAGTATTAACGTGTCAACAGGCGGGTCGTATTACGTCACCATCAACAATAGTTCAGGGTGTAGTTCAACTTCAGCACCGGTAGTGGTATCGTATTACGACTGCAACTGTCAGGCGCCTACAGGTGTCGCTATGGCCGCCGTATGGAAATCATCTGCCCGTGTGCAGTGGACTTATAATGCGCAGGCGACAAGGTACAAGGTGACCATCACGCAGGTCACAGACCCTACAAAGACACAGACTAAGTACTGGAGGGGTGGCGAGACGACAATTGCCTTCAATACGCTACGTTCCGGAACGCAATACCAGGTGGTGATAACCTCTACCTGCGGAAGCTCAAGCGGAAGTTCATCGACCATATACTTCGTCACGAAGCCTTGATGTTGAGATCAAGACCCGTCAGAAATGGCGGGTTTTTGTATATTTGGGGGATGACACGTTCACAGAGAAGGCATAATACAATTAAATGGAAATTGAAGCGTAAAAATAAGCATGGAGATAAATGCAAGAAAGCAAATTGCATTATCTGCCATTGCGATAAAGTTCTTGGAATCCTGAAGCCAAAATACCGCCCTCCCCTCCCGATAGCATCGTGAGTCCGACCCGTCCGAAATAACGAAGTTTTGTATATTTGGGGGATGAAAGATAAACGGCTACAATGGTTTTTAGACAGGATTAATAAGACAGTTTACAGAAATAAAACTTCGTGCAAGTGCAAGGTGTGCGAACACGTGTCTGAAAAGGGGCTTATTATAACGGATGAATCTCATGCGAGATATTTATACGATATAGAGGTAGAGTTCACAATGAGCGGACATCCTACAATGTATTTTGATACAAAGGAGGAGGCTGAAAATTATGAAAAGTCGGATAATAAAATGGAAATCTTTGAATTGGCGTCTAAATAGTTTGTACAAGAAAACTTGTGAAGATTATTATTGGCCGTAATAAAACTATTCATATCTTTGCCCCGATCAGTCAATGAGTAGAGGCGTTGACTGGTTGGCATAACTAACCTAAAAGCCCCAAACAGACCTCTACTCTGTGCGGGGCTTTGTTGTATTATGAAAAATCTATTAGTATCATTTAGTGGCGGCGAAACATCCGCATTCATGGCTCAATGGCTAAGCCGTACTTATGAAAAGTACGGATATGAAAATATAGTATTTGTGTTTGCTAACACTGGATTAGAAAGTGAAAGAACACTTGAATTTATTGAGAAATGCGATAAGCATTTTAAATTAAATGTGCAGTGGATTGAAGCGGAAGTGATTCATGGTAAAAGGAAAGGGAGTAAATACTTAATGACTGATTACAAAAATGCAAGTCGGAAAGGTGAGCCGTTTGAACAAATGATTACAAAGTATGGTATTTCAAATCAATCATTTCCACACTGTACCCGTGAATTAAAACAAAACCCAATACAGGCATTTGGTAAGCAATATTTCAACGGTGAAAGGTATCATACTGCTATCGGGATTAGAAGCGATGAAATTGACAGAATGAATGCAAAAGCGAAGCAGAGGGGATTTATTTACCCACTAATCAGTAGCAAAATGATTCCTGTAAATAAGCCTATGATTAACTTTTATTGGAGAAATATGCCGTTTCGGTTAGAATTAAAAGGCTATCAGGGGAACTGTAAAACCTGTTGGAAAAAAGCAGATAAAAAACTGTATCAGATTGCAAAGGAAAACCCGAATGCTTTTGATTTTATGAGGCGAATGGAAGAAAAATATGGTAATTTCTTTCCTAAGCACAGGCTTGAAAAATGGTTAGCAGAAGGAAAAGAAATACCGAAAAACATTACTTTTTTCCGAAATAACCGAAGCGCAGTACAAATTTTAAAAGAGGCGCAAAATTGGAACGGTAAAATCAAAGATGATTCAGATGAATATTCGTATCAAACTGACCTATTGGGTGGTGACGGTTGCGAAGTGTTTTCTGAATGTTCAGATACTTAACCCCACTCCCGATAGCATCGTGAGGCCGACCCCTTGCAGAAATGCAGGGGTTTTCGTATGTTTGCACTGCGAGGTGGAGAAGTGGTCATCTCGTTAGCCTCATAAGCTAAAGATCGCAGGTTCGAATCCTGCCCTACGCAACGAAATACCGGCAAAGGCTCTCACAGCGTTGAATGGTATCCACCACCCCGCCCACCAGCGGGGTTTGTTGTTTATAGGCTTCCGATTAATGCACTCGATGACAGATCAGCAAATTGCCGCCTTGCTTATTGATTCATATTCCTTGCTTAGGTGCGGGGTTTATGTTCACGACATAAATGTCGTGAACATATCGTATCTTCGTGCTATAAACACAACCACCATGCAAAAACTCCGCATCAAACAAATTCAGACGTTTCGCTCTGAGAAAGACAATCAGTTCTATATGCGTGTTATAGGACTCAACTCACGCACGGTCCATACCGCTGAAGGGTTTAAGACCCGAAGGGGACGCGACAACTCCGTGCAGATTATAAACCAATCTCTGATAAAGCCTGTGCCTGTGGTTGAGATGGCATGGGTTCAGAAGGGGTCGCAGCGGGTGCTGGCTCCACAACCGGCGAGGGCGCTGGTGAATCGCTCAAAGTCGGCAAAGAAGGCACCCCTAAAGAAGAAGGCATAACGCCTCTCTCTAATTGAAATTTCAGAAGCAGGGTCTCACGATCCTGCTTTCCTTTTTCCTGTATCTCCTGTATCTTATTAGCACCCTCTTGCGCTGACAACTGCTTCTTCATGGCCAGTTCCGCTTGTAAGTTTTGCTGATCGGCCTGCTTGAGTGCGATTGCCCCTTCGGTATTTGCCTGTTGATTCATCTGCTCACGCTGGATCTGTTCGGCCTTCATCTGCTCTTCTCTGTAATGCAGCCACATCAGGGCGTACTTCACCTGTCCGCGCTCAATAGCCTGCATGATGATCAGAAAGTCAGCCATACTGATACCCACCTGTCCGGCTTTTGCCGCTTGAAGGCTCCGGTCAGCGGCGACAAGCACCTGCTGTTTCTGGCTGTCGTCGATTATGCTCTCGCAGTTGATCTGTATGATACGACCTCGGATGTCATCGTAACTCAAACGCACGATCTCTCCGGCGGCACCCTCTCTTTTCTCCACGTATTCATCCACATCGCCTTCGCAGGATCGCAACTGCCAGCGCAAGGCTACGTTGTTGTTCACCCTTGACTTCAGGCGCTTGTAGCCCATGATAATAGGTCTGAAGGTGTCTTGCGTAGCAGCCTCTGCGATATTAGCCACCCCAACAAGAGTATCCGGTGCCGGCATGGTGCCGTCCTGTCCTCTTCCAATCGCGGTGAGTTCAGCAAGTGTCTGGTTGTAGATGTTCCAGCTATCGGCGAACTCGGCCATCATATTCCCTATGCCGTTAGGCAGTGGCATGATCGGAGGGTTGGTACCCTGAAGTGTGCGGCCATCGGGAGTCTTTGGTCCTTTGTAAAGCAGGTCACCGGTGTTTCTCCACATCTTGATCATATCAAGGGGTTGTAGCTTCCGGCCAGCATGTGCCATCTCGGTAAGACTACCCCACTCAATAAGGATACCGGCAGGGGCGGCCTTCGCCCATGCGTTACGGAACTTCAGTACAGCAAGCTGCATGTCATCAATGGTGCTCACGCATCTCGATGTCACTGATCGCTGTCCGGTTCGGTATACGCTGTATGAACACTTAGGACGGCTCTCGTAGTCGAACACCTGATCGTATTGGTATCCGTAGCCTGGCAGCATGATATTGGTACCAATAATCCACTTACCCTGATATCGACGCTCGTAATTCTTCTGGTTGTACTTCCGGTTCTTACGGCTACCATACTCCTTCTCATCAACCCTGAATCCCTTCTCCTGTCCGGTAGAGGCAAGCGCTCTGAACTCGTAGTACTCCGTGTTCCATGAACTGAAGTCCATATCCAGAATCGCTACCTTGTACAGGCTCATGAGCTGGTAGTTCCATGAGTTGTTGTACCATACCTGGTTGAAGCCCGGGTTATTCCACACGTTCTGATACGCCAACGCGGCAGCCTTCAGGTCGTCTTCGCTCGCGCCCATGTCTTTGAGTTCGGCCATAGTCAGGAACCTCACCTCAGCGCAATCTGCAATCTCAGTGTAGGCGTTATCGCGGTAGTGGGCGATGATCAGGTAGGCGGGATCTACGTACCGCATCTTGGGTACGCGGGAAATAGGGTCGGTGAAATCCTGAACAGCGGCGATGCCGAGGTCAATAAAATCTTCTTCGAGGCGCAGCTTAATCTCATCCCATTCGCTCAGACGAGCGCTCTTGTAAAGCAACTTTTCGATGCTGGCCTCAAGGGGGATACGATAACATCCCATGGACTCCATCATCTCCATCTCCTGCAAACTGCGGGGGCGCATGGGCAGGTTCTCCTGTGGAACGGTACCATCTTCTTCAATGCCGGCAGCTTGGTTGACAGCTTCAATCCATTCTTTCTCCTTCTCCATTACCCATGACCGCATCTTGAGCATATTACGGTCCATCACCGAATTGTCGTCAAGCGCTTGCGCATTGGTGGAGAAGTCGATGCGGGACAGTGCGCCACGCATCCGATCCCTGTACTTAGGATATACCGCCACGTTGTCCCACGAGATATTGTAAAGCCCCAGTCGCTCCCCTGTGGTAGGGTCTTGCGGATCAAGGATGTTCATGTACTTTGTGGTGGGCTGGCGTCCCTGAGAGTAAAGCCTGAGCGTTGTGTACTCAAGGGCGTTACTGTACGGGATATAACTCTGATCGGTCAGCCACATGGAGTAAATCCATTCCGCCTTGCGGATGAACCAGGTCTTGTCGGTAACCTTGTCGGGGTTCTTGGTGTCTATCGGACGGCCAAACTTCGGCTTCTTGTATTTATCCTGAAACGGGGCTGAGTATTGATCCATCAGTATTTATAGCGTTGATAGTAATGGCTTATGTCAGGGATGCTGTCGTCTTCAACGTAGTCATCGGCGGCGATATCACCGGCGGCGATCAGGGCGAGTCCCGCAGCTACTGCAAGGTCAAAGTCCGTGAGTTCATCAACCACTCCTTTCCATTCTTTGAGCAGTTCATCGTGGCGCTCTCGCATTCCGTGGCGCTCGATATAGGACTGCGTGATGGTGAATATCTGCTCTTTTTCTTTGACGTGCGTGTACTGCCCAGGCGTCGAAGCGTACTTCCCTTTATTGGGATCAAAGATATAATGCAAATAGCCTCCATATTGCTGATCAATAAAGTATTTATAAAGGAAGTCCACGTTGACCTCGGGGAACATCTGGGCATTGTAGTACTGGCACATCATGATCATGTCCGTACCGTACTCTTCAAGGCTATTGGGGCGGTACTTGTAGGTGCAAACGAACCGGCACGATTCCCACTTGTTGGTGTCGGTCTTTCCGGCATCAATGGCGTGGTCATACTTGTAGAACACCGCACCGCCCCCATAACTACCCTTGTACTTGGTCTTGCTGAACTTGTAGGGGTCACCTCCGGCCACGAACCTCATGTTCCCGTTTGGAGATCGGACTCCGTTCTCGTCGATGATCATCCTGTTGGCCTTGGAGGGGTCGAGCTGAAGGCTGACGTACCACCTGCCGTTATCACTTGGAAGGAACCGGACCTTGCTTCCAAAGCCGTTACTCCACTCAAAATTACCCCTGATCTTGTCTGGATTTCCGTTTCGGTAGTATTCAATGCGCTCTTCCAGAATCAACAGGTTGAATACGCATTGTCTGGCCGAAGCCTTCCAGCAATCGACATATTCAAGGGGGTACTGCCGGCACTCTTCAATGTAGTCGGCTATACGTTTGGCCTTTCTCAATGACTCCCGCTTGGCAATAAGGTATCGTTCAATAGCCTCGGCATTGGCATTCCCGTATTTATCAATGAACGGCTCTCCGGTACGCGGGTCAATACCTTCCATGCCCTCTTTTGCACTTTGAAACAGCGTGTAAAGCCCGGACATAGTAAGTCCGTTATCGTTGCGCTTATGATAATCGCTGGCGTCGCACAGGTCTTTGAATCTACGACCACCACCACCTTCCATTTCACCTGTCGTGGAGGTGTTTATCATCTTGCCCTTCTTGGAGCTGTTTCGCACGATATTTGTAAGGCAAGGTATCTGAATCCTAACGCGCTCATTTACATCAAGTTCAGAGTTTAACTTGCCGATTTCATCGTTGTGTATCAACCACTGCTTTGTACCGTCATACGCCTTTGGTCCTGCGTCCTTAAAATCAATATTTGAATTAAGCCCTGCGTACCCGTAGTCCGGACTGGTCTTACTGCGTGGTGAAGAGAATCTGATCTCCTTCCATACGTTCTGTGCGTTGTCGCTGATAGGCTGAAAATAGAATGGTATTGAACGCGCCGTCTCTACCAGTTCATTGTAGTGCACGTCTTCGGCACTTGATTCATCCTTACTCTGAAGTCCTGTACGGAAGTTGCGATACATGGATGCCCGGTTCCTGCGAATTGAACACACCTTGATGGTAGCACCCTCCCTTCGTTGCTTGGGGTTGTTGAACCCAAAACAGTTGTCGTCATTATCCACCATGTGCCAGAACCAAAACCATCGGCGATCTCGGTTACGGAAGTCAGGCATCACTCCGTCAATAGGCCAGTATTGCAGGTAGAAGTAGTGATCACCGGTGATGGCCGTAGGGGTTCCGTTGTTAAAAAACCAGAATCCGTTCTCCCTGCGCTCCCACTCCCTCTCAATCCATAGTATCTCGTCATGATAGAAGTCAGGGTTCTTTTCGAGCATGAGCATCTTCATGCGCGGGGTCAGCTCCGTCTTGCCGTCCTCTGCATGTGTTAATGCGTTGATCTTTGCCAGCTTTGGAGGCATGGGCTTTGTCACCCAGAACTGATCTTGTGGCGGAAGGCCATACCCTTCAATGAGTTCAAGTGGCGGTGGGTCAGGCAGTCGATACGTGATGGGCTTGAGGTCTTTATCCTCATTCCATGTCATCACTTTCTCATGCACGTTGTACTTAAACTGCATCTTTCTTCTTCCTTGTTGTCTTTGTTGGAGGAGGTGGTGGTAGGTCTTCTTTGACCTTATTTGCTCTCCATTCAGCCCTGAGTTCAGGGGTCAGCATCAGCCGCTTACGCACATCCTCCTGAACAACACGATAAAGGTCATCTCTGAGGTAGGGGTTCATATCCGACAGGTAGGCTTCGGTCAAGGCTCTGATGTCGTTGTTGATATTTCGCAACTGCGTGTAGAGTTCGCCCCTGATTTTCTCACCGGCAAGCACATCCTTACCTTCCATGGTAACCTGTTGATTCAGTACCCTTGTCTTGGCATAGAAACTCTCGTAGGCCGTGGTGATGAGCATGTACTCAGGAGAGTTGAACAGGGACACAAAATCAATGATCGCCATGTTTATCTCCTGAATCTTACAGTCCATGTAGCTGTAATACGGATGCTCGAAAACAGAACTGTCGGCATTATATAGGAATCCGGAGGCCATACCGCACCAGGCTTTGCGCTTGAAGATGTCAGGTATCTGGGTGTATGCCGGAGAGAACCGGTCGTAACACAGGCAGATGTAGCGGATGATCCGGTCGTGGTCATCGGCGAAGTCTTTCTTGAGCGTGGTAAAAGAAGCAAACCTCTTTAACTCAGGGAATTGATCGAGCAGGGGCTTGTCCTTAACGGCCATGACATTGAACTTCATGCCTCGGTAGTCCGAAGGGTTGAAGACGTACTCCTGCGCTATGGTGGTGTTGGTGATCATGTCAGTACAGCAAACACGTCCTTGCGTCTCATCCGGTACAGGGTCTTGCCTTTCTCCAAAATCTGATGCAAACTGTATTGAAGTTCAATAGCATACACGGGATGGAAGACGATCTTATCTCCTACACACACCTCATCGTCAACTTCTGTAAGTTCCTCGGGTGCCTGTAAGAATCCACGGCACGGTGATCCGATGTGGCGGACAATGCCGTAGCGTTCAGATTTTTCTTTTACTACGGTGTCGGGGAGTTCAAGTCCGGCTTTTAGTGCCTGTTGCACATCTTCCTCTACGGTAGTCTCGCAGGCTTCGACAAGGATGATGCCATTTACGGGGATAATCTGCTCACCTCTGATAGCAACGTAGATGTCATCATAACGTAGTGGGTATGAGCCGTCAATGTCGCCATGCTTACGCACGGCCGATTCGGCCTTGAAGTCAAAGATCACGCGGTCTCCTACCTGAAGCTCCATATCTACATCATACATCACCGAAGCATCGGGGCGTTCGCGGTCGAAGATCAGGTTCTGAGGGACGTGGGTGACAATACCGGAAGTCACGGCGTGCATCATGGGTTCCCATGCCGTGACCAGCTTGAGCTTGTCACCGGTGGATAGCAGTAGTTCGTCGTTGTCGCGGTCGAAACGAACCATTACGGTGTTGTGTAGGATTTTCATAGTGGGGTTTATGTTGCAAATATAGTCAAGAAAGAATAATTTCTGTTAAGGAGTCAAACCCTCTGGTTTTGCCATAAATTTGCGACATGCTCATTGAAGTACACCGCCATACATTTACCGAGAAGTCAACCATAGGAACCATAAAAATCGGCAACCGCTCGTGGTCCAGCATTGAAGACCATGACAGGGGGCTGAATCAGGACATGTCGCTTGCCGAGATCCAGAAGATCAAGGTATATGGACAGACCTGCATCCCGTATGGCATGTACAAGGTGGCAATTACGCAGAGCGCCCGCTTTACAAAGCTCAAGAAGCGACCGGTGTTTACCCCTGAAATATTAAACGTAAAGGGATTTTCCGGCATCCGTATCCATCCGGCGAACTTAGCCTCTCAGCTTGAGGGGTGCATCGCCCCGGGCAAGAAGTCGCTTCCCGACATGGTGCTTGACAGCCGCAATGCGTATGCTGAAATACTTGAAATCATTAACGCCACCGCAAAAACCGGTGAGGACATCTGGATTGACATAAAGAAAGCATGATGATATTAGAACTGACTTCGCAGGTCGCTGGACTTGTATCAACCGGAACCGACCAGGCTGCATTCTGGGGCGCCATGGCCGCAGTAGTGGGAACCCTTGGGACAGTGATAGGATATGTGGTAAAGATGAACATCAAGCTCAACAAGGCCATGATGGAGCAGAACCGGCAGTTGTCGGATGTCATTGTTCAGAACACCGTAGCGTTTAAAGACCTGCAATCAGAAATCAAAATACTAAGCGAAAGCCAAAGGACGTTCCTGCCGCTGTTGCTCAAAGAAATGGCAAGATGATATCGTATATCGCCACCGTTTTCATCGTTGATATGGTGCTGTTACTCGCAGCCGGTGGGTATGGATTCTTCTGTGCCATCACCAACCCCAATCAATACATCAACCCCTCGCTGTATGGAAGGCGGGCTAAGGTGGCTGTGTTCGTGCCTTTCCTGTGGTTTTATCATGTCCTTGCCAATGCAAAGACGGTGTATGGGTATTTTCAGGCTGTGGAATGGAATATCCCTCATGATATTCTTGTTGACATTGCCGTGCGCCAAAGTGTGGGTATGGTAGGAACTATGTTAAACGTACTGCTCATCGCAGGATATAATTTCGACAAACAAAATGGAACTATTTGATAAACTCATGTCGTCCCCGTGGATGATGATGTCCCTTGGGCTTGTTTCACACTTTCTGTTAAAGGCGATGCGTGTGAAAGACACCTCAAAGCGTATAGAGGAAAAATTCTCTATTGTAAAATTTGTGAGGGACTATGTGGTACCGCTTGTGTTCAGTGTCATCGCCAGCTTTATCTTCACCGGTATCAGCATTGATCGTGGGTGGCCGATATGGAGTGCTTACTTCATGTCGCTCTCGTCAAGCTCGGCACTGTATAACATCTACCCTGTGATCACCAATCCCGCTATGTGGAAGTCGCTGGCGTCAATCGTCGCCGGAAAAGCCACGGGACAAACACCGCCTCCCGATGATCAACAGCCGTAATATTATTCGGTTTCAGTGGGTCGTCATTGCCGTGCTGGCGTTGCTGTATTGGTTTAAGACCACACCATGTCCTCCGTGCGCTGAGGTTGCGCCCTCAAGGACTGTATATATCGCATACCATGACTCTACGCCAAGAACGGACACGGTGGCACCAAAGAAAACCGGTGTACGAGAGAAGATTAAGAATCCTCTTGTGGCTCCACGCCCCCTGTATGCTCAGGACACGGTTCCAGTCGCTGATAGTTGCGATAATTATCTTGCTACTGCCGGTGATTCTATGGTGGATATACAGGTCAGTTACTGCTCCTCAGACCCCGTGCAGGACTTCAGCATCACCTACCGTCATTTTGGAGTCAAGCAGGTGACCATTATCGACAGCATACCGTACCCCGTTGGGTTCCGACGGGCGCTCTACGCCGGTGTCTGCATGAACACCGGAGGTGGTGTCGGTCCGGCGTTTTCTATGTACAACCCCAAGACCACATACAGTTACAGCTACGATTTACTGCTCAGGCAACATCACCTCGGGGTGGGATGGAGGCTGTGGGGGAGGTAGGTTAAAGGTATTTGAGCGCAAAATAGTTGCATATAATGTGCATTAAATTATCGCAAATGATATACAGCCATATTGTAATTGCAAATGGTCTGTCTTTTGAAAATCCAAAGTTTGAAATATCGTAATTATATGGGAATGACCATCCCATCTTCCCTTCGGGAACCGGAGGCTTCTTCGTGTTGTTTTTAATTGCAATTAAATACGCAACAAAATTTGTTCTGTCAATAAAAAAATGTGTAATAAAAATAGCGATCACCGCTTGCCATGATCCAATAAGAAGGAATGGTGCCGAGTAGGTTAAGCAGTGAGTTAGGCATGAGATCAGCCCCTGCGATCCGCTTTTTTTCTTTGTTGTGGCCTGATAGTCTGTTTGAAGGAAGTAATCTCCAATGCCATGGAGAATCAACTGAAGCATATTGTTCATAATTTTTTAGGTTTATTTCGTTGCAAATATAGTTATTAGTAGTATATTTGCAACCATGAATACAAAATCACACATGATCCACATGTATAGCGGCGCCCCATCACAGCGTGTAGGGCAGGAGGAGATGGACATGCTTGAGCGACTGAGTGCGTTTCGCGGAGGAGCCAGCAAGGCTTCGGTACTGCGTGACGCCGTGCGTAAGCTGTATGAGACATACGAAGACAGTATGCCTGCAAGTATCCGCCGTTTAAAACATGGCAAGTGAGTTTCCCATGCACTAACTGTGGAGCGTGTTGCCGTATCGTAGGAGAGGTAAAGAGTAGGTACCCCTTTCCGTATAACGCAAAACCTGATGGGTCGTGCGAACATTATACCGGACAAGGGTGCGATATCTACCAGACCCGACCAGACATCTGCAATATAGACCGCATGGCCGAGAAGATGGGAATACCAAAACAGGAGTTTTACGCTATGAATGCCAAGGCGTGCAACGTCCTTCAGGAAAAACAAGGCATTGATAAAAAATACAGGTTAAATGAGAATACAACGTCAACAACAGAAGACCAACACGCTCCCTCTGATCGGCAAGATTAAGGTCGGAGAGAAGGCTACCAACTCCGCCGGTAAGGAGTACCCTAAGAGTTTGGATTATTTCAGGCCAGACGATAAGTGTAGGTATCGCAAACAATTCTTTGATGCTCTTGGTGAGAAGCCCTCAAAAATCGGTATTGTTTTTATAACCGATGACATCAACGAAGCCTGCTCGCAATATTTTGCATGCTGGACCGACGGGAAGATGCACGGCATGGGCGATGGCGAAACATTCCGTATCTGGGATAAGGAAGCCAACGGTGGTAAGGGAGATTATGTCGAGAACGTACCCAAGACAGATCCTCGTGTTCGGGCGTTGAAGTGGGATGAGTACACCACGCTGAAGTTTGTGATTCCTGCCATTCCTGACGTACTTGGATATTGGGAGTTCACCACAAAGGGAAAGCGCAGTTCAATACCGGGTATCATTCAAGCCTTTGACTTCGTAAAAAACAAGGTTGGTACCGTAGTGGCATTGCCATTCGATCTTGTGGTGGCGAAGGCGACGGGACGCACACCAGGGGCGGCGACATCATATCCCGTCGTACAGCTCGTCCTGAACGCAGGAGAGGAGAACATGACCGCCATCAAGAACTTCCTTGGAAGCGGAGGTAACATCAATGACATCGCTACCCTGAGCCTGAACGAAGGCGCTATGAAGCAACTCAGTGCCGGTACGCATGATGTAGATCATGAGGAGGTGAAGTAACCCCACACACTATGACACAACTATCAATAGAAGCCGTCAGGGCGGCTTATTTCAACCCCAATGCCCTGAGAGAACCTTCGTATCGTCTGTACCGCATCATGACGCCAAAGGGGAGGTTCTACTACATGATGACAGCCGGACAGCCCGAACTGTTCATAGGAGTCACCACCATGCTTGCCATGGTCATCCCCAAGCCGGAAGGTCTTATCAAGTGGATTGCCGATATGGGATGGCACAAGAGCAGGGAGTACATGATGGAACGTGCCGCATACGGTACCATGCTCCACTCTCACATCGAGAAGTTCATGATCGAGCGTATCTACGACTTCACGCTGATTGAAGAGCGTGTGGATGAGTATATCGCCAAAGAAGGACTTAGTATTGACCGTGACGCATGGTGCGATGACCTGCATAAGGACATGGCCGGATGGGTGCAGTTCTGCCACGACTACAACGTGGAGCCGCTGGCTATCGAGATCATGCTCGTGCATCCTGATGGGTACAGTGGCACCATCGACCTGATCTGCAAGATGGATATAGCTGTTGATGGCGAGTGGGGAGAGGTGTATAAGTCAGGAGAGAAGAAAGGCATGCCCAAGGTCACAAAGAAAACGTTTCGCATGACCTGTGTGGTGGATGTGAAATCCACAAGGAAGAGTACCAACCACGAAGAGAAGGACGTACAACTCGAAGCCTACAAGCAACTCATTGAGGTGAACTTCCCTGATATTAAAATTGAGCGGCTGTTCAACTGGTCGCCTAAAGACTGGAGGGGCAAGACTCCCACGTACAATCTCAATGACAAGACCGACAACGTTGATATGCAGAAGTTCTATGCGTGGATACGGGTGGCTCAGCTTGAGATGAGCAAGGATGATATCGTGATTCCGGAGATCACCGGCACTGTACGCCTTGGCGATGATGCCAGCGGGCTGTACAGGGAGAGCGCACTCAAGGAGTACATCATACGTGAACACGCTAAACGGTATAAGGAGGAGTCGGCATGAGAGAAAGGGATATAAAGCAACTTGTAAGATACAACATTGTCGAATTGCCAAGTGGGCGCTTTTGTGTAAATGTTAGTTACAAGTGGGGTATCCAGATATTTAATAAATACATCCCCTTGTACTGGGGTAAATGGGAGATGGTAAGGGATTACGATCATTCATTTAGGTGGAACCATGATTTTAGTCATACTTATAGAAAAAAATCCCACTGTGTGTTTTTGATTAACGATCACTATAAGGACTTGATTAAGAGAAATACCTGCGAAGTAAAAACCGAAATTATAGTTCCGGACGATATCCCAATGTTGTTCAAGCAAATTGAAGAAGAAAGGAGGAAGTTAAATGACATCAGATAATCGCTCCAACCTCGACTTCTCCCTGTGGATGTACTGTGTGCTGTCCGTAGAGGCTGACAAGTGGGCATACCTGCTCAAGGATCATGTAAAACACGAGTTTAAGTACCGGCTCAACAACGTGCTGAGTGCAAACAGGGTGTTGTTTAACTACATCAAAGAGAACAACCTCATTGACCTGCTTGAGGATCAGGGAGAGTGGTTCTCCAAGGCACTTGAGGTCATCCTCAAGGCTGATGATCCCGATAAACGCAAAGAGCTGGCACTACTGCTTCAGGCACACGTTGAGGGTAACACCACTGTATGTGAAGACTTCCTACCAAGAGAGAAGGTGATTGAACTTGTCGGTAAGTTCACCACCGCCACACCTGAGATTATTAACAATGCTTATGATGCGATGAAGGCATGATGCGAATATACCCAAACTACCACTCAAAGTCGGAAATTGTTCATTACCCAGAACTACACCCGATTATACGCAAAGTCAAATATGAATTTAAAACATACCTGAGGTTATTGCATACTGACGGTAAGTATTACCTTCAGCAACATTACTATACATTTGTGAAAGAGGCGGGCATGGAAGAAGAAAGCCCTTATAAATATTTTATTAATCAGATGTATATTGCCACGAAGTTTACCGTTGTTGATCCAGATGCTATTGCGCCGGATGGAAATCATTTATTCATGCTTGACCCTGACCAAAGAAGTGAAATGGAACGATTAAATCTTATACCATGACATCGAAAGAATATGACGCTATTAATAGCTATATGGAATTAAGGGAGTCCACATTTTATCCTTTTATTAAAAACGACGCAACAAATCCTTTGCACATAGAACCAATTGAGGTTAGCAGGATGAAGTTACTTCGTTCAATGTCTATTATTAATTCATTTAAAAATGATCGCGTATGTGAATTGGTAGATGAGTCTATAAATAATTTACACTGCCTTGTCGATCAGATGTTGCACCCAACAGAAGAAATCATAAGTGATCCAGTTGTTTTAGCAGATGACGGAAAATGGTTTATTTGCAAGGAAATAAAACGGTGTATAATCCCATTGTTTACGTATAAAAAAATACATGATGTTCACATGGGACTCTATTATATGCCCAAGCGCGGAGATTATGCCCAAATATTAAAAGGCTGGATTAACGAATATCAAGGCAAAGAGTACAATAAATATTTTGAATTTTTACAAGATATTAGCAACTTACTTCAAAGAATAGATCATGACCACCCTCAAATTCACCCCTGAAGATTTCAACCTGGCAATCGACAACATACTGATCAACTTCAGAGAGCAGGTGGAGTCGCACATGCCCTGTATCTGCAAGAAGAAGATACACAAGCACTGCCCGAGGCACAACGCCAAGAGCGTGATGAAAATGGTGTACGATCAGCGACAACCACTCGGAGATAAAATGCTATATTTACAGGCCAAGGAAATCCCCGAGAGCCGCATGATAGATGTCATTCATTTAGAGCCACCGCAAATATTGCCACTTGACAAGTGCAAAGTGGGTATAGAGTACGGGCATTCATTTTATGATGATAACAATAAGAAGTAATTAACATACACAAACATGAAAACTAACTTGAATTTCGGCCAAGCCATCGAGGCATTAAAAGATGGAAAACGCGTAGCCCGTGAAGGGTGGAACGGAAAAGGAATGTTTCTATTTTTGTTGCCGGCAGGGACTGTACCAACAAAAGCAATTCACGATCCTGCATTAAGGGCAGTAGTTGAATATGAGATTGGCGGAGAAACATTTGAAGCACTCGGGAGTATCAGGATGTTTACAGCAGATAAAAAAATTCTTACCGGGTGGCTTGCGTCTCAGACCGATATGCTGGCTGAAGACTGGACAATTCTTGACTAATACACATACACATGAAAGTAAAATTCATCAAAGTCCTTGACGACAGATCCGGCACGACATCAAGCGGTCACGATTGGCGTGACGTGCAGTTTTTATGCGAAACAACAGAAGAACGACCACGTAAAATTGCACTCAACTCCAAAGGAGATGCCTGTGCTAAGATCAAAAACATGAGAGAGGGCGACATCTTCAATGTGTCCTACGATATTGTATCCAACGAAAGCAGGGACGGACGGTGGTTCACCAAGGCTGTTGTATGGAGCGTACAGCTTCAGGCCGGTGATCCTCCAACGAGTGCATATACTAATGCGGCGGCGAATGCGAGTGGTAATAGCCAGCCGCCGACTGAACCGTTAGACGATCTTCCGTTTTAGAAACATCTGATAATCAACAACATAAAAGCCCTGACGATCATCAGGGCTTTATTTTTTAATCACCGCCACATGGGCAATTACCTACCCTATCTTCGCACTGTCATAGTGGTAATCGCAGGATCAGGGCAGGAGTTAGCGGTGACACCTGCCCGACTTGCGTTATTTACCCACCGGCTCCTCCACTGCCAACAGTTCGTCAATTGCTTCCTGATTGTATTCGAGCGGCGCGAAGCGTGTTTCTGAAAACCACCAAGTTGAAAAAGGAGGTCCATCATAAGAAAAGCCACATACGGTGCAAATGAGTCCTCTGTATATATTTGAACCTACGACTCCAACATCTATTTCAACACCTTTGCAATTGCAAGTTGATGACCTCAATCCCCTAATCGTAAACGTCTGTCCACGCTTTACAACTCCTTCGGGGTGCGTCTTTATGCACACGATTTCTTGTCCGATGTACCAGTTCATGTTAATTTACCTCCTTTAATTCTGTGAATATGTCAACGCGGCCAGGCATCACGACCGGCCGTAATCTTCTGTCGATCTCTCGGTTGATCATCTGCAACTTCTCCACCTCCCTTATAACCCCCAACACATCAATGGTGTCGGAGTCCAGCATGGTGATCTGCTCGTCAAGGTTGTCCTCGTACCATTTCTCAAGGTCGGGACGGTGGTGATGCCGGTGGATGCCACCTATTGTTTGATCTCGCATAGTATGCGTTTTACAGTCATCGCCTTAAACTCAGTACCACTCAAGGTCTTCACCTGTGCGGCGTTCAGGCGTGAGGCCATCTCCCGCAGGCTCAGGTTGTCCTTGGCGTACCCGCGCAGGAGTTCAATGGTGGATGGGTCGTAGCCGATCTTATCCTCCCATCGGGACTGTGCGCCCGCACCGGTGGCTCCTACGTTGAACCTGGCATGCTTGGGCTTCCACCCACGGGCTTTCTTGGCCTGTAACGCCTGCTTGGTACGCTCAGATATCAGGTCGCGCTCGTACTCGGCCATCAGGGCGAACATGCCAAAGACCATCTTGTTCATGCTTGGCAGGTCCACAGCACATATCTCATACGCTGTGTTCTTGATATAGTGTGCGTACTCGGTGTCCCGCGCCAGCCGGTCGAGCTTGGCAACGATCAGCACAGCCTTCTCCTTACAGGAAAGCTCTACTGCAGCCTTGATCTCCTTTCGCTTGCGGCTGGTGCCAGACTTCACCTCTACAAACTCGGCGATGATCTCCCCGCCGTTGCGCTCCACGTAAGTCCTGATGGACTCGCGTTGCGCTTCAAGACCGAGACCGGACTGGCCCTGTCTCTTGGTCGATACCCTGAGATATGCTATGTACTTGTTCATGGTTGCAAATATAGTACAATAATTAATTAAGTCAAGAGATATTTATCAACAACCCCAACATTATCTTTGTGGCATGAGCGTGATATCGGAGGACTTCGTATGGGCCGGAAAACCCACGGCGGTAGCCAAGTCGGGTGTCAAGTGCATTGATATCGCCACGGGCACTCAGTACACGCAGAAGACATTCCCGTATGGTAACGTCTATGTGGTTACCGGCAGTGGATATTTCATGCCTCAAGGTGGCGGTGCGCCAACCGGACCTGCTGGAGGGGATCTATCGGGTAACTACCCCAACCCTGCGGTGGTGAACGACAGCCATAGCCATACCCCAGGAGTCAGTATCCCGTCCTATCCCACCTCCCTACCTCCATCCGGACCTGCCGGCGGAGATCTCTCAGGTACCTATCCTAACCCCACAATCGACTCCTCCAAGGTGGTGCCTCCAACGCGAAGCGTAGGCACCACAGCACCGCTTCAGGGAGGCGGTAACCTCAGCGCCAACAGGACGCTATCAATAACACAAGCTGACAGCACCACTGATGGATACCTGAGCGCTACGGACTGGAATACGTTTAACTCGAAACAGGCGGCGATTGGCTATACTCCGGAAAACATTGCCAATAAGGCTACCGACCTGTCTTCTCCGGACAACACCAAATACCCCACCACACTTGCAGTAAGTGACGCTATTTCAAGTGCGGGTATTTCGATTAACAAAATAATGGCGCATATA